AATCAGCCGCAATACGCGCCTGCTCCTCCTGAGCACCCATAACCTGCTCACCAAGCCTACGCGACTCATCCTCACGCATCCTCCGACCCTGAAGAATACTAGACGCCAACTGACCACGAACATTCGTACCAAGCATAGCCCCCGTCAAAGCCGCCGTACCACCAGCACGACCAACCCCACGCGCAGCATCAGCCACCAAACCAACATCCATACCCGGCAAAACAGACGCCAAACCAGTCAACGCAGACAAACCCGTCTGACCAACCTTAGCAACATCCTCACCAACACGCCCCGCAGCCGCAATAGCCGGATCATACAAGCGCGTAATATCCATCTCAATATCCTCAGGCGTACGCAAAGCCTGTTGTTGCTGCGTATAATACGCAATACGCGGATTCAACGAGGCCGCAAGCCCCGCCGCATAATCCCTGCCAAACCTCTCCCGTGGCGCGGGACGAGTATTATTATTACCAGTAGCCATAGTCACCCCCCTTTATGTTTTTACCCAACCGCGTTTATTGCCCATATACTGCCACTTACCGCGCCGCTCATACATACGCCCCTTACCAGTCGGCTTACCTCTAGCGGCCGCAGGAGCCGCAGGAGCGGCCTCAGGCATCACAGGAGCCGCCTCAGGCATCACAGGAGGAGCAACAGGATCACTCACAGCAACATTCTCAGAACCCTGAGCAGCCCTAATAGCAGCATCCGTAACCTCACCCGCAGCAATATCCTGATACAACTTACCCAAACCACCATACTTAGACATAATATCACCAAAGAAACCAGCACTAACCTGCCCAATATCCTGCAACGCAGCCGTCTCAGCAGCCAACTCAGCCTGCCTAGCCAAACCACTACGAGCACCCAAACCACGCGCCCTAACACCCGCCTGAACACCAGCCTCCTCAGCAGCACCCGCCTGAGCAGTCTGAGCAAACAAACCAGTAGTACCATACTGACCACTAGCCCCCATCGCAGCAAGCCTCTGAGCATCCTCAGCACCAAACACAGGCTTACCAGCAGAATCAAACTGAATCACACGATCCGGATCAAACGCATCCTGAGCACCCAACACACTATACTTACCCGACGCATCAGGCATAGTCCAACCATACTGACGCATCGTAGCATCAACAAAATTCCCATAATCCTCAACAGCACCACGATACGCCATCGAAGCCCGCATAGCATTATCAGCAACAGCACTCATCACGTACTCGCCTTCTCAATATACTTATAACCCGTAATACTTGCAGCACCAGCAGTTGTAAGCGTAGAGGTAACATCAGTCCACCCCGTAGGAACAGCGCCAGCAGCAGTCCGCCACAAAATAACCATGCCCGGAACCGCTACACGCTGATAAATCTTATTATCAATATCAGTAATAAGAGCATTAATACTATTGTATCCAGCCGTGTCTGTTCCGGCTAATTGTAGAAAACTAAAATTGTTTGTAGCCACTAGTCACCTCCTTTAATAAAAATAATCTTAAACCCAACTAATAGTCTCTTCATCCCAACGCCAACGATTACGCCCATCAGGAGCATCCTCACTAGGATACGGAACAGGCGCAACCCAACGACAAGACTCAACATTAAGAATCCAAGACGGATACTGTTCAGGCTTAGGCGGAATAAAACCATCATACTCTTCCGAATACTCAAAGCCAATACCAGCATAATTCTTACGAAACGTAGCATTATACGATGTTTGAACCCAACGCCCACCAAGAAGATTCTCACAAAAAATCTTACCAATCTCTTCGGATTCTATGCCATTCTCATCAAGAATGTCAGAATTATTGACTACGATTACTCGTAATACAATATTATTATTGTTTAGTTCTGCGAAGTGTGCCATTAGACTGCGTACCTTACGATTACAATACCAGAACCACCAAAGCCATTGCCGTCGTCGTCGCGGCCGCCTCCACCACCGCCGCCTTTATTGACTACACCGTTCTCTCCTAGAAAAGCCGTTTGATAGCCCCAAGGACCCGAAAATCTATATCCAAGACCTCCACCATAACCAATATTAGTTAAAGCCACATAATAACCCTGCTCTGTTATGTATGACCCGCCGCCATAACCCCCACCACCATAATTATCACCAAAAATAGTAAGGCCAACTCCACCAACACCTGCAACAGGATAACCTAATGAGCCGCCTGTTGTACTGTTTTGACCCGCACCACCAATACCCGCTCCACCACCAGCCCACTCGGACAGCCACGACCCACCACTAAAATGAGTATTACTACCCCCCTGTTTGTCATCAATACTCGCTCCACCACTTTGACCACCAGAACGAGAAATATTATTAAACGAACTACTACTACCCGGATATTGATAGTCGCTAGAACCAGCGCCAATAACAACAGGATATGTATTAGCAGTTAAAGTTTGATTAGTAGTATAACTATAACTTCCCGAAGCGCCACCACCACCGTACCACGTGGAGTTATCGCTTGACCCGCCGTCCCCACCCGCTCCACCACCAGCAAGAATAAAAATATCAACACCAGTCAACGAACCATCACTAACAACAAGACTACCAGAACCAGTAAACGTATGATACTTATACCCACCACTCGTAGTAATAGTACCACCAGTAACAGTAGGACCACTAGGAGCAACACTAAAAGAATTAATAAAAAAATCACTCATAATTACGCCTTAGAATAATACAAATAGACCTTAAGGCCCTTAGCACCAGTACCAGCAGTATCAATATCAAACGTTAACTCAGCATCATCAGCAATACTAGAATCAGCAAGAGTAGTCGCTGTAGCCGCAGTCGTACTAGTCTTCTCATTAGCGTCAATGCTAAGTTTATTAGCACCAAGAATACTCGTACCATTCTCATTAATATCAACAGTAGGATTACCACTAGTAGACGCTGTAGCAAGAGTAGCACGAGGAATACTAGTAAGAGTCATAGCAAACGGAGCACGAATAGTAACTTTAGCCGCGCCAGTAGTAATAGCGGTTGTTTCATCACTAAGGGCGATTCCCATTACTCCACCACCAAATGCTCCTTGAGGCCCTTGTGCTCCTTGAGCGCCCGTCGCCCCTTGAGACCCAGTAGCGCCCTGCGAACCGGTAGCGCCCTGTGCTCCTTGAGAGCCTGTAGCGCCCGTAGTGCCCTGAGAACCAGTAGGTCCTTGAGCGCCTTGAGCCCCAGTATCACCCTGAGCGCCTGTTGCACCCTGAGGACCAATATCCCCCTGAGGACCCTGAGAACCAGTAGCGCCTTGAGCACCCGTAGCGCCCTGAGCGCCCTGAGCGCCTTGAGGCCCTGTCCCCTGAGGACCCTCTGGCCCCTGAGAGCCTGTAGCCCCTTGTGCTCCTTGCGCTCCCTGTGGTCCAGTCGCCCCTTGTGGGCCAATGTCTCCTTGCGGGCCTTGTGTGCCTTGTGGTCCTTGTGCGCCCTGAGGCCCAGTAGATCCCTGTGGTCCGGTAGCGCCTTGAGGCCCAACATCTCCCTGTGGTCCTTGTGAACCAGTAGCGCCTTGAGCACCCGTTGCGCCTTGTGGGCCAATAGCCCCCTGAGGACCTTGCGAACCAGTATCTCCCTGAGGGCCTTGTGCCCCAGTAGCGCCTTGCGAACCAGTAGCCCCTTGAGGACCAGTAGCCCCTTGTGCACCCTGAGATCCTTGAGCACCAACAGCGCCCTGAGGCCCCTGCGTACCTTGAGGGCCCTGACTACCCTGAGCGCCTGTAGCCCCCTGACTACCTTGAGCACCCGTCGCTCCCTGACTACCCTGCGAACCCTGCGGCCCCTCAGGCAAACTAAAATCAAGCAAATTAACATCCATCAAAGTATACGTATAATCAATATAATTTGCCAACTCTTCAATACGCTGAGCCAGAAGGGAAAGACTATCATCCCCAAGAGGATAAGGAAACCCATAATTACTAGTATTACCAACAGACATAAATCACCTCCTAAACGTAGCGTTCTCTAAACGATCTAACCTAAAATCCTGAATCTCACCAGCAGTATAAACAAGATTAGTTACCGGATTAACATCACTAGTCGTAGGACTAGTAATATTTGCAGCATTACGATCAAACAAAACCTGACGAACATACGAGTTAATTTCATTACGAATCAACTCAACAATAAACCTTTCAAAAGCCTGCTTACCAGCAGGAGTAGTCAAATCATAATCCTGCATAACTACACCCGACTAGACCGCATCGGCTTAAAACCAATATTCCACGAATCAATCATAACCGTATGAGGCCGTTGCGATACCTGATAATTAGCAGGCCGATAATTATTCATCTGATACAACCTAAACCCAGCCGAAGAGTAACGCCAACTAATTTTCTTTTTACGACGAGTAAATTCAGCATCAGTAAGATTATACCAAGTAGTATTAAGATTTTTTACAGTATGCCAAGTAGGCTTATTAGGACTAGCAGCCCGCTTCAACACATTAGACTCCCAAAAAAACCACGTATACCCAGCCTCACCAAACAAAGCCCAATTAGCCTGCTTCTTCTTAACAATATTAATATTATCATTATCCTCTTGATCAACAAGATCTATGCGCATACCCCCATCAAGAAGATAAAGATTAAGCAGAACTTGTCTAAACCATTTCTTCAAAATAGGATCACCAACAGGATAATGCTTTGTTTGCATATAAAAATCAGGCCCCTTATAATACAAACTAGATTGTTTACCAAAACTTTCACTTAATTCAGAATCTTGAACCTCAGAATAATCATTACGCGAATTAAGCATACTATCCACATCAACAAGACGAGCATACGTGCCCGTAGTATTATCAGGATTAACAGCATTAATCCCAGCATAACCTTTAGTACCACCAGCACTATCCAATTTAATAAACCCACGAAAATCAAAATTACTAATAGCCGTAATAGCATTCGTCGGCAAATAAATAGCAAACGTCATACTCTCAATAAAATTAACCGGCCCCCAAACAAATTGAAGATTTTTACTCCACGTATTACCCGTGCTAGCAGCCGGAAGAATTTGCACACTAGAAGGCGGACTAGACGACGGAGAAGACGAAGCAGTAGCATTAACGCTCATCTCAATTTCTGTAGCACTTGTACGACTAAGAATAGTTGCACCCGCCGGAATACCCGCACCAATAATAGGCTTACCAACATCCCCAACAACAATACCCGTCAAACCGGTAATAGTAGCATCACCGCTCGTAACAACAGCCTTTGGATACGAAGTACCAGCAGACCACAAACCACTAGTATTCTGTTGAGAAACACCCACACTACTATACATCTGACGAGACTCCCAATATACAGGAACATTATTCTCAATCAAAAAATCTTCATTAGAAAATGAATTATCTAATTCTTTAATTTCTTCAAGAGTAAACCCGCTAGGAGAATTATCAATCGTATCCGCATACAAAGGCTCATAACGAATAGGCGTATACGCGGAAGAAAAACCCGTAAACGTCATAAACAAATAATCCTTATAAAAGAACCCATAAATACGACGCGACGACGCATCAAATGTTTTAATACTATCCGTATAATACGCCCCAAGATTATTCTCAGTCAAATTACGAACAGTAGCCCCATCATAAAAAAGAATACCATTCTTAGCCGCCCAAAACACGCCACCACCATACTCAACAATACTCTGAGCAGACAAACAACCCTCAGGATACAACTCTTCAAGACTAAAATTAGAACGATAATTACCACGAAGAATATACGTCTTATTATCAAGAAAAATAAGAATCCCAGTAGACGACGTAGCAATACCACGCATCTGCTGCGTACCCGGAATCACAATACTATCCGCCGCATCCCTAGACAAATCAACACTCTCAGGATCATGATACGCACTAAACACAATACGATTCTCAGTACCAATACTACCACCATTACCAAACCATTGATACCCAGCATACGTAGTATTAAAACAACCAGTATACTTAGTCGCATCATTAGTCAAAGTAATACTCGCATAAGGCCGCGCAACATACTCATCCGCATTCATAGGAACAATATCCGTATGATACGCCGCATCAAGCGACAAAGCAGCATTATTCGTAACACTAGCAACATCACCAAGCCACTCACCATCACTGGCCCGATACAACGCCCACCGCGTACCACTAACCGTACCCGCCAAATCAGCAGCCGCAAAATGCCCCTCACCATCACTACCAACCGTACCACTAGTAACAGTCAAACCATGCGCAGTCTTCGTAATAAGCCCACGACCATGATTATGCACATAAGGACGCACATTAACAAACTTCACATCCGCACTCGTATTAGCAGAAGCAACCGCACCATACCCAAACGTACGCACACAATCCTTCTCCAAATCAACATACGAACCATCAGTAGCCCACGCCTTAACAACCCCAAGATACCGATCTTCAGACGCACTAACCTTACGATATACAAACATACCAGCACTCAATTTCGACGTATCAAAAGAGCCACTAATACGATTCGTATACGTCGCATGACCACCAACAGTAAACGTCACATTATCATCAGAACCACCCAAATTAACAGGACTACCACCAACACTAGTAGACACCTGAAAATCATTCGTCGCAGCACTAACAACATAATACACCGTAGTATTAACCGTCAAACCAGTAATCGTACCCACACTAGAAAAAATAATAGGATACCCATTCTGATACCCATGATTCGTCTTCTCAATCTTATCACTACTCGCCTTAGCAGCACCAGTAGTAGACTGATTATTCGTAATACCAAGCGTACACGAATTAACCGTATAATTATTCTCCCCAGTACCACCACGCCAATAATACAACAAATTCTTATTAGACGAAGACGCCGTACCATAATTCTCAAGCAAACCAATAAACACGCCGCCATCAAGCGCAGGCCGCGAAAACATAATAGTATCAGCCATAACCGTCTCCAACACCGTAGCAGACCGCTTACGATAATTAGAATCATAAAACAAAATACGAGTAACAGACCCACTCGTAACAACAACACCAATACGATTATCATTATCCGGATTCCGCGTACTCACAACACCAAGCACACGCTGACCAGCAACATCCGGCTGATCCAACGCAGTACCCGCAGCATTAAACAACGAAAGAGTCGTAAACGGAGCACGACGCCGCAAATACCCTACACGATCAAACAACACATCTTGAGACCAACGCACAAAAGATTCTGGAATAAACGAGCCGGGAGCAGCCTGATTCATACCATTAGCCGCACCAACCTGATTAACAAAACTCAAAGACAAGGCCACTCACCCCCTCTAATAAGACCAGTCATACGAATCCGTCAAAACATGAACCCTCTCAGTACGATCATACTGATTCATCCACACATCAGCCCTCATCTGCTGATAACGAGACTCAAACATATTCTGAAACAACGCAGCCTGAGGATCATCATTCACAAGAAAAGCCTTAACAAGCGCATTATACAACACCACACTATGATGCCGAGACGGCACAAACCACGCCTCAGTATCCGTATCTTCCGTAGCAGCAACCGGCAACCGCGTAAAAAACAACCTAAACGTCGCACTACCACTCGTCTCAGGATACAAAAACATATCATCACCAACAAAATAATACTTCGTCGGAAGACTCGTATCACTAGACAAACGATAATTCTTCTCCACAACATCAGCCCGCTCAGGCGTCATAACCACATCATTCGACGTATCCACAAACGACAACACACTATTCAACAAATACTCCGTATACGGAATCAACACAGGATTCGACAAAGAATTATCAAGCGTACTAGTATCATTACGCACCTTAAACGACGAACCACTAGTCACCTGCGACACACCACTAGGAATCACAAACTCAACCATCTTCTCTAAAAAAGGCCAAGGCTCACGAGTAACAACATCAAAATATGCCTCATTAAGAAGCGTCAACTTCTGAGACTCCTCAAAATCCTCAAAACCATACAAATCCATCTTATCATACAACTCATCCAGCGTCACTTGCTTCACCCCCCTTCGGAATATTATAATCAATAAACTCTTTAATTACAGGAGACTTACCATGCTGCCGAAGAAAATGCTCAACAACCTCAGCACTCTCCTCAGTCGCCTCATCCGCCCTATCACGAAACTGTTGCTTAAACTTGTCCTGACTAGCAAGAATCTCATCATAAATAGCATACCCATGCCGATGAGCGTCCGCACGACGCACACGCCGCATAACCTCATCTACATTTGGCAACTCTCGCCCAAACCCCACAACCGGATAATCCGGCTCAGGACGAGGCATACGAATAAACACACACCAATCCCCAGTATGCGCATTCCGCGCAAACAACAACCGCTCATCATACTCACGAACAGCGCGATCAATACGAACCTCATCAAAACTCATCATACCATGCCCCGGAACAAACAAACCACTCATCAACAATCCCACTTTCTCAAAGCCTTATTAATACGACTATTAGGATCATTCGCCGTCTTAGCACTAGTAAGCCGCTTTTTCATCCCACCCATACGAGCACAAAAACTCTTACGCCGAGCAGCCGCCTTAGGCGACCTCTTAGCCTGCCTAGCAGACACCGGAGGCTTCAACTTACCTTTCTTATACGAACGCCGACCAGCAGCATTCAAACCACCCTCAGGATTCTTCCCTTCCTTACGAGTCCAAGCCTCCGACATATTATCCCCTCCTACGAAAATAAAACCTACGAAGACGATACTTCCAATGCGCATAACTGCTCATAATCAACTCCTAGCCGCTTTACCAGCAGCCTTAGCCGCCTTAGTATTACCAACAAACTGTCTACCAGCCCGACTACCAGCCATCTTCTTACGATTCGTAGCCGCCTTCTCAGCAGGAGACAACCGCCTCCAAGCCGCATCAGGCAAATACCGCGTAGTACCGCCCTTACGAGCAGCAGGCTTACCATCACTAGTCCGCCACTTCTGCCTAGTCCACTTAGCCAAACTAGCCTGCGCCTTCGTCTTAGAACCAGAATAACGCCCACCAGCCTTCTTATAACGAAGAGTTGCTAACTGAGCCTTACGAGCACTCCATTGTCCCGGCTTACCACCCTTACTACCAGCCTTAACACTAGCAACAATACGCTTCCACAAAGCCTCATTAGTACGACTCATTTAACACCCCCTTATGTTAAAATAGGGAGGGGCCGAAGCCCCTCCCTACCAGAATTACACGCCAGCGTCAGTACCGCCATCAACCGTGATGCCCGAAAGGACAGCATGATTGTTGCGCTTCGTGACACCCAGATTCATGTACCGAGTCATGACGGCCTCAAAGGCGTCGTAACCCGCGACCTGACGAAGCGTCTGCCCGTCAGCATCAAGGAAATGCCAATCCTGATCCGAGAACACCTTAATAGTAGACTCGTCCAGCATATACAGATTCCCGTACGGAGCATCAATATCCGCGATGACCGGAAGCCCAGCGTACTCAATCGTCTGGAAACCAGCAACATAATTGTACGACTCCGGATCAACATAACGAACATTCTGATCAAGCAGATTAAAGATCTCGCGCTGAACACCCAGCGAAGTAACCATCACAGACGGCTTACCCCCCTCAAGGCGAATCAAGTTAAGACCCTGCTGAAGATCATCAAGAGCAATCGCGCCAACAGACGTGATGCGCTTGTTATCCCAAAACGGCTTAGAGGCAGGATCAATCTCACCAAAAGTCTCCTGACCAACCGACACGATACGACGAAGACCATCAATCTCGTTCGACCGCGAACCAGTAGCAAGAACGCCATTATCGACGCCAGCACCAGCACGGAAGATACGAGTCGAAGAAGTAGTCGAAACCGCCGAACCACTAATCGTAATCGTGCTATTAGTATAATCAACCGCCGTGATCTCCACGCCAGCAGCAACATTATCAACGTTAGCCGTCGAACCAATATCAATAATCATACCAATATACAACTGACCCTTGCGGATCGCCTCCTTACCCTCAGTCGCATTCAACACAACCGTGGTCGAAGAAGTAGTCGTACCACAATCACAAATGATCGCCTCGCCCTTAGCATACACCTGACGAGCAAGATCCTTCTGAAGATCATTACGAATACCATCCAACTCAGACTTAAGAGCCTGAAGGAAAGCACCCGCCTCATTCTTCGTCTTAGCCATCGACGGACCCGTCACCTGCACACGACCATACAGGTACTTCAGATCATAAACAGCCTTGTCATAATCCTGATTGCCCGACGCAGGCAGAGCCGCAGACTCCGCACGAGCACCAATACCACCAGAACGAGACGTATGAAGCGGAACATAAGCCCGCTTACCCACCAGATCCTCCGACTTCGCATTCAAACGCGAAAGAAGAAGAACCTCATTATTCAACTGCTCAGCAACCGGCCCAAGATAATACTCCTTGAGAATGTCGCTAAGCGTAGTAAGAGTAGCACCAGCCATCCTACTAACACCTCCTTAATAGATTAGGAAATGTTACGAACAACCTCCATAGCAGCCCTATGAGCATCATCCAACGACGAAAACTCTCTAGACGGCACACTAGACGGCCCACCCGGAACCGCACGAGCACCATCCGGAACAGCCTTAGCCTGCAAATAATTCCCCAACAATCGTTGCTGAATAGCGTGAAACTGCTCAGCAGCAGCATTCAAATCACCATCAGTCGAATACGCAAGAGAATAAATCGTATCAATATCATCCTCAGTATAATGAGGATTAGCGACACGAATCGCCTGCTCCACCTCTTCCAAACCAGCCATAACCTCCGCATGTTCCTGCTGCTCAAGCATCTGCGAACGAAACGCCCGCATCTCCTCCAACTCAGCCGCAAGCGAAGGCGGAAGCCCCTCGTAACTCACGTCATTCGGCGCATCATCCTGCTCAACCTGCTGACCAAAACCCATTTGTTCCAACCGGCGTTGAATATCCGAAGCAAACTCTGCCGCAATGGCAGGCTCCGAATTAAGCCGCTGAAGGAATTGGGTGGCTTCCAAAGCATCACTAGGATCAACCCCCGACTCGGAAAACGCCGACATCTGCCGACGAATATCCGCAACCTCCTGAGTCTTACGAGTATAATCAGCCTGCATAGACTTATACACCCCTTGCAAATCCTCAGGAAGCACATTAGGATCAAACTTCGTAAACGATTCCGACTCAACCGGATTATCGTCAACAACAACCTGACCCTCCCCTACACCAACCGAATCAGCATCCTCACTCGGCAGCGTAGACGACAGCGCATCCAAAGCGCCATCAATATCAATCTCACTCATCACTATCTCCCTTACTTAAGAGTCCGGCTAATTCCGGTTGCTCCTCAATAACCTCACCCTCAATAATCTCGCCAGCACGAGCCTCAGCCGCACCAACAACACCCTGCACAAACCCACCCATCAACTCTCGCATATCCTCACGAGAAGGAAGCGTATGCACAGTCTCCGTCCGCTTAGTCGCCAACCCCGACGCCAAACGAATCTTATCATCCATAATACCAACAATCGTACCAAGCGTACCCATCTGCTTAACCTCAGCCTCAGGAATAAGCGTCTCCAACTTATCCATAGCCGAATTACGAATACGACTAGCCCGCGTAACAAAATCCTCAACCTTCTCAGGCACCAAACTCGCAACATCATCCGGAGGCCCAGACTCGCGCCACTCAGACACCCAATACCTAAGCGTCGTATGCGCAACCCCAGTCTCCCTAGCAGTCTGACGAATATTCTTATCATTAGAAATCCAAACCACATACGCAGCAGCCTTATCCTCATCAGACCAACGAGCCTTACTACGGGACAAGATTCATCGCCTCCTCATCCAACCTAGCCTGCATCTTCTGATTCTGCATAATCTCATTACCAACCATCTTCGTAATAACATCCTGCTGATACTTATCAAGCCCCTCAAACTGAGCATCCTCAGCATTAGGCTTATCCTTATTATCAATAACCACAGTATCCAACGCAGGCTCCAACATCTCCTGCGGAGTAACACCCTTAACACCAGCCTGCTGAAGAATCTTCGACCCAGTAGACGGCCCAATCGGACCACGCAACTGAAGCGACACACGCGGAGCCTGACCATCAACATTACGAGAATTCTCCAACGCTTGCTGCGTAAACTCATAATGCTTATAGAACCGTTCCCGAACCTCCAACGGCAACTCCTCAAACTCCGGCGACTTCATATACGCCGAATGAATCTCCAAATGCGAAGCCAAACTCTCAAACGGCAACGGCCGTAACGGAGCATCCACAGTAGCCTGCATCAACTGAGGATCCAAACTCATAACCTCACCCGACTCAGGATCAACCTGAGGATTCATCAAACTCATCATCAAATCATTCTGAGCCTTCAACGCAGCCTGCTCATTAATCGGCAACCCATCAAGAAGCCTATCATGCTCACGCATAGCCTGATCCTCATCCGCCTCAAACTGTGCCTGCAACGACCGAAAATCAGCCAAATCAAGATACTTATACGCCTTCGTCGGACTAATAATACCCATCTGAAGCATCTGCAACACACGCGCCTGACGACCAGCACGAGTACGAGGCAAACCAGAACCCGTCTCAACCTTAACCTGCACACCAGCAATAATATCCGCAGACTCAAAACGCTCAACCTTAGGACGAGAACCAGCACCCTTCAACATAATCATACGAGGCTCCTGATAATACTTCTGCGCCAACTCCAACATAAAATTACCCGCCCGCTCCAACGCCTTCTCCATCATAAGAATCTGCGGAGCCAACCGATCCGTAGCAGCCTCCTGCAACAAATCAATCGCCACACCAGCCTCAACATTCGGAGGAACACTACCCTCCACAACCTCATTCAAACCAAAAATATCCTTCAAACGAGCACCAATATCCTGCAACTGATCAAACACATACCCCGGCAAACCCGGCAACGGCATCTGCTCAGGCACACGCCCAGCAACAGGATTATACTCAAAAATAGCACCCGGCTCATCCGTAATCCGCTGCCGCAAAGAACCCACCGGAGCCAACATCTGCGGCTTCAACGTCAAATTCTTATACTCAATAATCTGCGAAAGAGTACGATTCAACTCCTTCTGCAACGGAATCGCATGCTCAACCACACTCTGATCCCACAACTGACCCGGAACACGAACACCCGGAAACTTCACAAGCGGCAACTCCATAAACGGATACGGCCAATCCGACTCAAACAACACAATACTCGGATCCTTCGTAAACACCACATACCGCCCATTAGGATACTTCGGACTAGGAAGAAAATACCCAATAAAAACAGTCCGAACATTCTCCTCAGTCTTAGAATCACGATTCCCAAACACACCCGGAAGCGTCTCATCAGGATACTTATTCACAGCATTAGGCTTCAACAACACACCATAACGCTTCTTAATCTCCTCAGGACTCATAGGATGAACACAAATAGCCCACTTACAATCCTCAAACACCTGAGCCGAATCATCAAGAAGAACATCAAACGGCGACATAACATCAACCTTAATCTCCCCCTCAAACACCTCCTGCTCAAACGCATCCGAATCAACACCCATAGACTCCAACCGCTGCTTAAAAAAATGCTCCAACAACGGATTCACAATCGGCTGCCCAGACTCAGGCTCAACCATCACCCTAACACTAGAACCACATTGATCATCCCAACCAATCTTCCAAAACCCATTACCACAAATAATACTCCACAACATCGCCTCTTCACGCTTAGACGACAAACTAAACCGATCCCACCAATAATCCAACAACGACTCAGCAACCTCAGCCGCCTTCTGCGCCTCATACGAACCCTGACCCGGAGTCGCAAAAAACGTTGGCTTCGTCTTCGTCAAACGCGCCAACAAACTATTAGAATGAGGAGCAATCTGATTCGCCACAAGCCTCACACGATACCGCGGCTTATCCCCATCATCAACCGGAAGCGACTCAATACGCCTAGACTTCCGATTAAAAAACACATACTGATTACCCTTATAAAAAGCAAGATTCAACTTCCATTGACGCGCCAACAACTCGCGCTGCCGCTCCAACTCATCCACCTTCTTAACCAGAGCGTCTGCCGGAGCAAACCCCTCAGGACGAACATCCAAAACATACCCGGAATTCTGCTCCACAGAATCACCCCCTTCTAAACAAACTCAATATCCGACGCCTCCAAACCAGCCTCAGACAACAAATCCTTATACTCCAAAGGAGAAATCACACCCTGACGCAAAGCCCAATCCGCGTCCTGCTGCTCCTCACTTACCCTTAGTTGACCCAGCGGCGCGTCGCTTAGCGGGCGACTTCCCTCCAACCTTAGACTTTCCAACCTCAACTTCTCCGTCTCCAACTCCAACATCCGCTCCGTCCACGACCGATGCAGACTCAGAAACTCCAACATCAGACTTACAACCGCACTCGTCTCTACACAACTTAAACCCTGCTTGCTCCGCCAACCAAACAATCGTAGCCTCCTTAACAACACGAGAACGATGATTACTCATATACGGAGCAACACGATTACGAAACCCCGTATCAAACACTCGCTCACCCGGCGCACACCGCTCACCCGTAACAGCATCCGCACCATTACCACGAATCTCAATAAACTCAGGCATCACCACATACTCCCCATCATCTCATCAACAAAAGAATCCTCCCGCTTACCAGAAGGCCGATCAGCAATAACCCAATCCGGCAAACCACCCGGATTCGACTCATCATCAACACTCACCCACGAATCACCCAACAACGCACCAGCAGTCCGCAACGCAATCTCAACACTATCCAAACAGTCATCTTTCGGATTTCGAACACTTGCATCATAATTAATCCACTCATCAATAAAATCCCGATGCTCATGCCTAACACGAACCTTACCAATCCTAAACAACGGACTCATCGCCATAATACGCTCATACTTCTTACCCTTAGCAAAAATAGGAACAATAGGCGGCATAGACGGCAGCCTCTCAGCCTGCTGCACCAAGGCTGCCTGATACGCATTAGACTCAATACCAATAATCTCTGGTTGGTACCGCAAATAATACTCTTGAATCTTCTCCAACTGATCAGCAAACGGAATCTTAGCAGCATACTGATCCAACAAGAATACTTGATTATTATCCGCCACACCAACAATACTAATCACAAACCTATCACCGCGACCACTCATACTCACCGCAGGATCCACACCCATATACTTACGAAGTTTCTGAAGACCCCCATCAATCGTACGAGGAAGATCCTCATCCGAATAGTATTGCAACCACTCGCCAGCAAGATCACGCCCAGCCATACTATCAAACGCCGCCATATACTCTTGCGCAAACAATAAGGGGTGATAACGCTTCCTCGTATACTCCCACTCCTTCTTAGGAAAATACGGATTATCAATACTACGATACTCCACCCGACCCTGATTAGGATCCTTCATAGCATCCTTCGACCAGAATTCATCATAAAACCAATTCTTACCATCAGGCGTCGTAGTCGTAATAAGAAGCCCCTGCTTATCAGACAATGCGGGCCGCATCACTTGCCACGGCTCAGCAGTACGAATAAACGCAGCCTCATCCATCCAAAGAATATCAAGACCAGCACCACGCAATGATTGTGGATCATCCGAAGACTTAAACTCCACAAGACTCCCATTAGGGAATTCAAAGGTCATTGCGCCCCGGTTCTCCTTCACATCCTTACCGATAGACATACCAGCCTCCGTAATAACCTTACGCAAAGTAAGGAGCGCCGGACGCAACACCTTATAATCCTTACTCGTCGCCCACACCCACAAAGGCGCATCATCCTCTCTACCATAAGCATCCCGATGAAACTGTTCAGGATACAAACAATAAAACAACACCTCCCAAGCCGCCGACAATGTTTTACCACCACGACGACCAGCAACAAGATGACGAAAACGAGTCAAACACTCACCATTAGAATTCGCATGAAACAATGATTGATAATAATGAGGAGCATACCCATTACTAAGAAACCATCCAAACTTCTCAGGATACTTCAATAACAAGTCCTCAAGTTCAGCATGAGAAACCGTAACACCCTCTTTACAATTATAATTAGGCACGACTCCTCCTAATGCGGCCTCCGCTCATTACAAACACCACACCTACGCATATAATACGCATTCTCACTACTACACTTCATACAATCCCATGGTTCTTTTGGAACATCCGTTTTACGAACCTTAGGTTGAACATTAGAATTAAACATAACCTAAGCCTTAATAATATAATTCAACAGTATTGTCGGCTGTATAACCCCGTGAGTACCCGTACCAGTCGAACCAGAATTACCTACATAATTAGGAACATCAATCGAATGTTGATGATCCCCCGCATACGAAACAACGGGAGGACCCGTAAAGCCAGCATCCTGAATATTAGCAGAACGAACAACACCATCATTGTTATTAACAATGCCGCCGCTGCCGTCAGAAACCT